GTCCGGGTGGGTGCAGTGCAGGCGGATCATTGCCCCAGTTATGCCAAATGCAGTCTAAGCGTAAAGATGGCGGGCGGCTCCGGCAAGAGTTGTGCGTTGCTTACGTTTGGATTTTTTGGTCATATTTAACTTGGAGGCGTGTTCGACGGTGGCACCAGCGATTTCAAGGTTTGCGAGGCGGTTGGCTAGTTGATTGCTGGGAATGAGTTCCTGCCACTGACGGTTATCCTGTACTACGTAGAGACGCACCAAGTCCATGCCCGCACGTAAAACTGCTGAGGAGAGCGTAAAGGCTAATCCGGCTCTTCCAGGCAAGGAAATTCGCAAATTCGAGGATGTTGCCCTGGAGGTTCGTCGTCTGCGCGAGGAAGAGGGTATGAACCATGAGGAGATTAAGCAGATGCTCCAGGTGAGCACTGATGTGGTGAATCAGCTTTTTCTGCAGTCGTACAAGATGTCGATGAATACCTTTGAGGTGTTCGAGGCTCAGGAAAAGATTCGACTTGGGATGGAGTGAGCATTAAAAAGGCCCCCTTTCGGGGGCCTTGCTTATTGGCCTGAAGATCAGGAATAAGCGGTGGTGTCGAAGGGGGTGTTCACCAGCAGGCGGCACACAGGCACCATTTTGGTGGTGCTGTAGACCAGGGACCAAGAGCCGGTGGCGGCCAGGTTGCCCGAGGTGGCGGCGTTGGTGGGGTTGTCGCCAGCAGCGGCCCACTTGGTGCCGGTCACGTGGTAGCCGTAGTGGTAATCCACTGCCAGCACATCCTGCATGGACAGGATGTTGCGGTCGGCGGCGAGGCGCAGATCCTGTTGGATGCCCTCAGAAACCACGCCCGAGGCGAACAGATAGACCGGATACTTCACCACGTGGGTGGCAGTACCGCCGGTCAGGTAGGTCAGTTGGTCGTCGATGACGACACGCAGACCGGCAAAGAACGGCACTTCGGTCTGGGTGATACCCACACCGCCGCCGCCCCACACGATGGCGCCGGAGGCAGACAGAGCGGAGGTGCTGAAGGTCAGCATCCCCACCTGCTGAAGGTAGTGGGCCACGTTGGAGTGCATGGCGATCGAGTCAAGCTCGTCGCTGCGCTCACCCAGCTTTGCCTTGGCGGCCACCACGTTGGCCACGTTCAGGTAGTTGGCCTCGGTCATGGAACCGGGCACACCAGCGAAAGACTTGTCGGTCTGGTTGGGACCGAGCACGCCAGCGCCGCTGATGCCGCCGAACAGACCCAGCAGTTGGGCTGCCAGGGTGGCGGTCTTCAGTTTGTTGATGGCCGCAGTCAGTTGGTTGCGGACGTGGGCCAGGGGATCGGCACCAGAGCCCAGCTTGCTGAGGTCGTCAGCGGCGTAGGCGAAGCCACGATGCAGGATCGTCATGATCTGCTCGTCGGCGGTCACGTTCGAGGGAACGAGATAACCGCCGCCACCACCCCAGGTGTTGTTGCTGAGGATCTGGGTCTCAGACGGGGCGATGGGGTCAAAGAAAGGCACACGTACACGAGTCCCGCCGGCACGAGCGTCCAAGGCTGCGTTGCGCTGCACGATGCCGCTTTGGATCCACTTCGATTGCTCGAAGATGCCCTCAGCGGTGTACTGAAGAAATTCGGGGCGGGTAACAAGGTTCGACAGGAAGGTCGAACCAGACCCGTAGTTTCCGGCGAAAGAAGACATGGGTTAGCTCCAGTGGGAGACAGGTTGGGGAAAGTGCCCCACAGGGGCTATTTTCCGGCTTCGGCTTTCAACAACCGGGCTTTGTCCGGGTCGTTGGCAAGGAGCATCATCTGTTCAGTGATGTTCCAGCTTTCCTTGAGCCAAGGATTGCTTTGGCCGGGGAGGGCGGTGGCTCGGGCACTACCTGAGACACCCATGCCGGCGCGGTTCGTAGCAGCGAAATGATGCTCGTAACCACTGCCGGGATTTTTCAGATTGGCGATATATTCACCAATCCCAACTTCGACGCCGCCGACAACAGCCACAGGCTGTCCTTCTTTGGTACGCAAGTTGTCTTGCACTAAACGATACAACTGATCGGGCGCTAATGCACCAGCTTGAGAAAGTTGGGCAATTGCAGATGCACGCAGTTGTTCTTGCGTGTAGCCCTGTTTGATTTGTTCGACCTCGGCGTCGCGGGCAGCGAGTTGGTCTTTGAGGGAAGCGACGGTTTGTTGGGCCTCTTCCCAGAGGGTTTTGTATTCGCCGGTTTCGGCCAACTTCTGGATTTTGGTGGCCTCTTGGGCTTGCTTGATCTCGTCGAGCTGGCGCTGCAGGGTTTCGCGGTTTTCGCGGTCCTTGCGACGCTCGGCAATTAGTTCTTGGTTTTTCGCACGTAGTGCTTCGAGTTGGGTGGCCAGGTCTCCTGCATCAGCCACAGGCTGAGGCGCTCCAGTCTCCACGGGAGGTACTGGAGTTTGCAGTTCGTCTGTCACGTTGGTGTATTACTTGGACTGCTTTACTTTACTAGGTTAATGGCGGTTACATTCGGATGTTGTTGTCCACCATGTCCGGGGTGTCCTCAGTTTCCGGTTCGTCGGATTGTTCCACGAGATCGGAGGGAGAGGCATCTTCGGCGATTTCGTCGAGTTCTTCCTCGATGTTGATGTTGTCTGGAAGGATTTCGCCACGACGCAGGATCTCCAGGAGCATGGAGTCGGTGATCTTGCCGAGTTGGTTGAGTTGGGTGAGGACGGCTACGTCTTGGCCGATCAGGCGGTAGTAGTCGAAGTCGCGGTCGACGTGGATTTCGGGTGGTTCGATGCCAACGTATTGGGCGGCAAAATTAAAGGCTTGGGTGAGGGCAGATTCCAGTTCTTGGCTGACGATGGAGAGGACGCTGTTGGATTGGGCTTGGTCGATGCGCTTGGATTCGGCGCTTTCGGCCACGTATTTCTGGCCGAAGAGTTTGGTAATGCCCAGAGTGCTCATTTGCATCTCCAGATTTTCCAGTTCCTTCATTTGGGCGTCGAAACTGGTGGCGTCGCTCTGGACGTAGTAAGCCTTGTGGCCGGGCTCCATGCCGAGGGCGTAGTTGACGCCAATGGTGGCGTCGCTGCTGTCTTGGCTCCAGCCCTCTAGGACGAGGGTGGGCATGGCGGCGATATGCAAGGCGTGAATAAGGTCGCTCTGGCGTTGGTAGTGGGTGATGTTGAGATTGGCGATGTCTAGGAGTGGGGGGAGGGACTGGAGGACGCCGCGACGGTTGGTGTAGATAGGGACCAGGGGGATTTCGTCGAGGCTGTAGCCGCCGCTCTTTTCGAATGAGACGACTTCTTGGCCGAGGGTGTATTCGTCGTAGCGGCCTGGGTAGATGACGCGCATTACCTCGACCTGTTCTTCGCCGAATTCGTTGAGGGGGCGGAGTTCGTAATCGTGGATGCGGACTTGGGTGAGACGGTTGGTGCCAGATTCCTTGCGCCAGCCCCAGATTTGGGGGGCGTCGACATGGACGAAGTAGGGGCGGCGGCCCATGGCACGCTCTTCTGCCAGTGTGCGGGCTTCGGTAGCTGCGGGGTAATCCACCAGGATGGCGCTGTGACCGTAGGTGATGGCGCTTACCAGTGCGCGGCGGGCGTATTCGTTGATGCTGCTGCCGATGCCGTCAACGTCTTTGGCGAACTCCAGCCAGTAGTCGTCGCCTTCGATGTGGATCGGTTTGCGGAGGATTGCTCCAGCGGCTGTTTCGATTAGGCGGCTGGTGTAGGGGGAGAGGACGCTGCGGTCGATGCGTGATTGCCAGGCTTCGTCATCTTCGCGTGGTTCTTGCGGGAGATATTCTTCGGCTTGGTCTTGGATGTAGCTGGTGCCGTTGGTAACGGCGGCCATTACTTTCCAGTTCGTCATCATGTCGATGACGTCCAGGCTGCGGACAAAAGGAGATTCGCTGACCACAGCTCCGGTCGGCGGTAGCGAGGGGCTGTAGACCATTGTGGGGCTCCTACTTTGTTCCTATTGTGGCAGTGGACAGGGCTCTGCGATCCATGCGCGAGTGGAATACGCCCGTGCGTGAGCCGTGGAATCCTGTGATTTCAAACATCCTAAAGGCGATTGATAATCACACCAGTCAATACATGAAGGATGGAAATGTGTGGCACTTGCAGAAGGCGCACCAGCTCAGAGGGTATGTGGTTGAGTTGAAGGATTGGATTGTGGCTACTGAGTAGTTACCACTTTTCGCGTTTTGACCAGTAGGCGGCAGACATTTTGCCTTTTGCTATGTTTTTGGCGTGGCGGGCTTTGAAGGATGCTCGGCGGGCTTTCGCTGCTGCTGATTCTCCTTTTTGTGCTGGTGAGCCAGTCACGCCCTGTTGGCCGAAACGGATGAGGCGCACCACGTCACCTTCCTTGGCCAAAACGGCGTGGGATTTGGTGGGGTGGTTGGGGGTGCGCTTGGGTTTGTTGTAGCCCGAGAAGCGTTCGCCTCGGTATTCAATCGTCATCGTCGTCCTCCACTTCGATCATGACCTCGATGCCTGAGGCGAGGCGGGCCATCAGGTAGCCGAAGTCTTGGTAGTCCTGGGGCGTGGGAAAAACGAAGGTGGCTTCCGTCATGCGGGTTTCGGCGGAAACCTCAATGTTGGTGCAGCCACCTGGGATGATTCGGGTGCCCATTAGCCGTGGTAAGCGACGGCGATATGTGGCACCACGTTAGGGGTGCCTGAGCTGACTGAGGAAATCCTCAGGCGGATCTTGGAAGCTGGTTTGCCGTCGTAGAAGTAGACGTATTGGCCGGCGGAGTTGATGGTTTTGCCGTTATCGATGGTGAACCATGTGCCGTTGCCGTTGAAGCTGCACTCCAAGGCGAGTTGGAAGTTGGCGCTACCTGTCACGATGGCGGCGAAAGTGTAGCTGGAGGACTGGGCCTGGACTTCCATCCAGTCGTCGACGGCCGTTAGGGCGGTGCCGGTGTACTCGACAAGGTTGGTGAAATAGTCCTTGGCGGTGATTGCTTTGGCGGCCATGGTTATTTACGGGGTTTTTTGGCAGTTTTCGCGGCGGCGCGGAAGGCAGCGGCCGTTGGGGCGCCTTTCGCTCCAGGCTTTCGCATCTTTTCGCCGCTTCCGGCAGCGATGCGCTTCCTTTTGGCGTTGATGTTGCTATAGAGGCCGCGTTTAGCCATTATTTCTTACCTTTTTTGGTGGATTTTTTCTTGGGCATCGACATTCCAGCCTCGGAGAGGGCGATTGCGCGGGCTTGGGCAAGATTCTTGACTACAGGGCCGCCCTTGCCTGAGTGAAGTGTGCCTGAGCTGTACTCACGCATCACTTTGGCGATCTTTTTCTGCGCTTTAGTCCGTTTTTTCATGGCGGCTAGCAGAATGCTATAGTGATAGGGCACTCAGCAGCCCATGGAACCGAAGCCCTGCCGTTACTGTAACGGAACTTTTACCCCTGCAAAGAAATCGACAGCATTTTGCAGCCGTTCGTGTTTAACAAAATGGTTGAGACAAGAAAATATACTTGTTAGACCTAAAAAAGGGATAACAAAAACGTGTAAAAACTGTAATGAAGAGTTTTATGTACCTAAATACAGAGAAAATACAGCTATTTACTGTTCTAGAAAGTGTCTTGCTCTAGCTAATCCTCAGATAACGGAAAAAGCAAGGAATAACTCACCTATAATGGCAAGGAAAGGGCAAACAGTAAAGCGTAATTACAAAACAATAACAGTAAATGGTGTACAAGTTAGAGAACACCGTTATGTTGTAGAACAGCATTTAGGTAGAAAACTAGAGCGGTGGGAACATGTGCATCACATAGACGGTGATCACTTAAATAATAGTATTGAGAATCTAGAAGTATTAACGAATGCGGAACACCAGAGAAAAGAATTAGCTCAATGGAGCGTTACCAAACTCGATAATCAGTCTTAGTCAATGTTTCTGGCTTGGCAAGGTTGAAGGTTTGGAGGCAGAGATAGCCCAGGGCGTCGAATGCGTGGTCTACGCCTAGTTTTTTGTTAGGCATTCCGGTGTTTGGCTCGTATGTGAGGGTGCGGAGAGATTTGATGAGTTCTTTGCAGCGGGGGTGGATGAAGATTCGGCGGCGGCCGGTGGCGTCAAGGAGGCCCGAGTTCACACAGTTGATCTTGTCGCGGACTTTCCAGGGGGATCGAGGGCTAGAAACCTTGAAGCCCGAGCGTTTCAGGATTGTGTGGTCCGTGACGCCAATGCCGGAGGTTTTGCGGGCTGCTCCAGTTGGGTCGGGGCAGGCAATGATGCGGCGTTCCACGCCAAATCTGTTTACTACTTCTTCGCAGAAATCCCAAGTTGTGGCGCCGCCTGTGAGAATAATTTCGTCAAATACCCAAAGTTCGTCATCTTTGCGAACTGCACATATTCCTGACATCGGAGAAACGTTAAAATCGACCCCTAGAAGTACAGGTAGGACTTTCAAATCTTGAACTTTGTCGTTGATATTTTCTTCGCCGAATGAAATAGCTACCAAGCCGGAGAGGTTTTCGAAGCTGGCTTCAAATTCTTGGCGGAAGGTGCGGGCGTCGAGTTGGGCGCGGGCAGCTTCGACCTCCTCTTCGGGGACGTTTTCGCCTTCGATGGTGGTAAAGCTCCAGCGCTTCCAGTCGTTGGTGGGGTCTTCTTCGCAATAGCACCAGAGGTCGTAGAACCAGCTAGCGGTGCCGTCTGGGGTGGAGATGAAGAGGGCCCAGCCTTGTTTGTCGGCGAGGGCGGGGCGGAGGACTTCGAACCAGACGCCGGGGTCCATGAAGGCGGCCTCGTCGAGCACTACGCCGGAAAGTGACCGGCCTCGGAGGGCCATGGCGTTTTCGGTGCCTTTCAGTTCGATCGTGCTGCCGTTGACAAGCTCCAGCTTGAGGTCGGTCTCGTTTTTGGATTTGATCCACTTCTGGGGGACCAGTTTTTTGAGGGTTTTCCAGGCGATGTCCTTTGCCATGCGGTAGGTCGGGGCGCAATAGAAAAAGGTTTCGCCAGGTTTTTCGATCGCTCCACGCAAGAGTTCAATGCAGGAGAGGTGGCTTTTGCCGAAACGGCGACCTGCGACGAGGACGCGGAAACGCTTGCGGCTATTGAAGACCTCGCCTTGGGCGTAACGGAGCGAGAGCGATTGGGTCACTATTGTATTTTTCTAGTCAGTGTACTGTAGTGCATAGAAATTGACGGTACTGCCCCCTTGGTGGTGTAGCACAGTAGTTGAGATTGGGTATGTGTCAGTAGGTTCCCTGGACTTTGCCTGCACTCTGCCAGCGCCGAACCTGGCCCCCTCGGCCGTGCTGGGCGCAGGGGCCTGTGGGCCCGTCTGCGCCGTGGCAGTGGCCTCAGCCCATAGCAGCCAGGCGGCGGCGAACAGTGGCCCTGCTGACGCCCACGGCGTCTGCTACGGCTCTTTGGCTGAGGCCCTGGGCCCGGAGCGCCACGATGCGGGCGGTGAGCGCGTCTGGCTGTGCAGCAGTGGATACAGTCACCACCGGCTCAGGTATAACAACCGGCGCGGGCTGCTTTAGATTTAGCGCCGCCACATGCACGCGCCCCAGTGCTGCACTTGCGCTGTGAACGAATCGGCCAACGCCCCAGCCAGTCCAATAAGTAAGGACAGCAAGTGTGACGATGCCGTGAACAACAATGGCGCCGACTTCGGCCCAGTCGATTAGATTCAGAACAGTGAAGATTTTCTGCATTGGAGTGAAGAATTGGTCGGAGCCGGGGCGTTCGCTGCTGCCCCAGGCTCCCGTATCCTACTGACAGGAGTGCCCAATTACGAGAGTACTCCTGTATTACTTTGAACGTTTGTATTAGCGGCCCCGGATGCGTAGCTGGCACTCTGCGATGGCAGCGCCACGGGCTTGGCATCGGCGCACCAGCTCAGAATCCTGTTGGGCCAAACCGTAGGCGGCCCAGAGAAAAAGGAAAGCAGCGGCAAGGGTGCCTGCGGTGCTGGCGGGATTGGTGCGAGTGAGCATGATTGGAGTTTGAGTGGAGTTTGAGTGGGGGCTTGAATGCCCCCAGTAGTGTGTCACATGAATGACAGGTGGTTAGGCGTCGGTTGCGCCAGGTTTCCGGCGATCCTCTACCACAATGGACAGCGATGGAGCGGCGGCGGCTTGTGCCTCCGGTGCTACTTCACCAACAACCGACCCCAGGTCTTTCATTAGTTGTTGCGCTGTCTGTAGTTGGCCTTTTTTTAGTGCCTGATTAATGGCGCGAAAGCGCATACCTTGCAAACGTGAAACTATGGTTTCACGATCTTTCTGCCAATCATCCTCATTCCAGGCTGATACAGCTTTCCAGTCGGCCCAAGCTGTCTTTTCGGAGATACTCTCACGAGCAGCGTGATCTAGAACCAGCTGGCGGGTAGTCAATCCCTCCAGTTGCCGCCGGTAAAGTCTTTTCTGACGCTCAATAATCACAGCGTCAGGATTACGCTTCCCATAACATCCCAAGGGATGATTAGTCTTCTTTCCGGAAGATTTTGCGGATTGATCCATGTCTTCCGGCTCCATTGCTGAGTGCTCCATCGCTTTGTGTTTGGTTCAATGCTAAGGCCCCAGTCCGCACTGGGGCCCTACATTGATAGTCAGACAGTGCGGAAGACGAGCCACTCGGCGCCATTCAGTCGCTCCAGCCAGTAGCCATCGCCCAGCTTCAGCTCCCGCCAGGCTGCGCTCCAATCGATGCAGGTGTAGGGCCACCGCGCCTCCCGCTCCAGCATCCCGGCATCCTCCGCAAGCTGGGCGGCATAGTCCGCTCCGGCTTCAGACTCTCCGTAGCCTTCTGCCCGACCCTGGTAGGCATCCTCCACATTGTCCGGATCCACTCCAGCGGCAGACAACCGCTTCACCCAAAGGGCCGATACCTCCGGGTCGTCGTCTGCGGCAATCTCGCAGTGCTCTAGGGCATCGCTCCAGTCATCCTCCAGCCAGAAACCGAAAAGCGCGCCATCGCCGTCATGGCTACCGAAGTAAAAACCATCGGGCGCACCGTCCTGGAGAATATCGGTCAGCTGAAGTAGGCAGCCTTCCGCCATGTCGTCGCTCCAGTCGGCTTCACGGGAGTCAGGTCCTACGAGGTGCTCCAGTGCTGGGAGCACGGTGCAAAGGTCGGCGCCGATGGTCTCTGCTGCGCTCCAGTAGCGGACCAGTAGATCTTCAGTCCGGAGAGTGTCGCTGCTGACGATCCAGGGAAATTGCGCCAGCTTGTCTGCGGGGTAGTTCATGTGTACTTAAAGTTGAAATGACGCCACCAGTGGTGTCTGGCGGCTTGTGCGAAATCCTGTCGCGCCCCAGTGCTAGGGGAGAGCGGCAACCAAGGGGCTAGGTTCGGCACCCGGCCACGGGTAGGGTTCCCGGCGCCACTGCTGCTCAGGCTCCAGCAGAGGCAGCCCGGTGAGAGTCCGGAGATCCTCCAGCTCCAATGCTTCGGCTACGCGGCTAATACCGATGTACTGGCCTCCGTCGGACTCTTCGCACCAATACTCGTTTGCCTGGTCAGCACAAGCGTTGAAAAGCTCCAGTAGCCGGACTTCCCAGGCTTCGCCACCGTGCTGACTCTCCAGCTCATCTAGACGGTCATCTGCCCAGTACTTGGCGGTGTGGGGTCCGTATTGATTGGCGTCAACAATGGCGGCCGGGCAGTGTTGCGCCAGTCGCTCCAGCACAGCATCACGCCACTCTGACCGTGCCCAGCACTCCCAGGCTTCGCCTTGGCGCTCCAGCTCCAGCTCCGACATGTCGGACTCGTCTAGGACTGGGTAGGACTCCAGTTCCTCTACAAGCTCCAGCAGCTCCAAGCCCTTAGCGTCGGCGCAGAATCTGGGATCGATACCCGGCATCCCGTCAACGTCAAGCAGGGCCGGGTGATCGCTCCAGTCAGACTCAACAATCCGCTGATTGCTAGCCCGCATAGCGGGCGCATCGTATCCGCCAGGCCAGGTATCACGGCCGTCTAGATGATCGGAGCACCACACCAAACGGATTCCGCGCCAGTTTCGGTGGATGCAGTAATACAGAGCCTCCTGCAGGGTGCGAGGATCTGCATCCGCCAGAAAGGCTTGCCCCAGTACCCGACTGGTTTCGGTGTGGCCCTGATACAAGACCCAAGGGCTGTTCGGTTCGAAGACCCAATACCAAGACCCTTGGCAGCCGTCTAGACGGTTGAAACGCTCCAGCAACACGGCCGGGATTGATTGGTGGTTCATGGTTGAATT